GCCGCAGAAGATATGACACCAACTGCTGAAACTGGAGCAAACTTAGACACAGCAACAATTGTTCCTCCATCTGATGCACCTAAATCTGCTGAGGTTGGTGGATTAGAAGTTGCAGACACAGTTGCAGAAGAAACAGCAACAGAAGAAGCACCTGCTGAAGAAGCAAAAGAAGTTTCTGCTGATGAAAACTCCGCAGATAAGATAGAAGCCATAGTAGAAGAAGTGGTAGAAAAAGCAACAAAGGCTCTCAAATCAGAGATTGCAAACCTTGTGTCCGCAAAAGAGGCGGCTGAGGTAAGAGCAATGAATTTGGAAACTGAGTTGGCAACCGCTAAATCTTTGGCAATTGGCGGTGGACCAAAGCGCACTGCAAATCCAGTTGATGTGAAAGCAACATCTGATTTGCTAACTAAGGCCGCCGTTTATAGAGCGAAAGCACAAGCAACAACTGACCCAGTTCTTGCTAAGGGATATAAGCAACTTGCTGAAGAATTTTTAGGCAAGTATGACGAAACTCTTAATAAGTAACTAAATATCTCTGAAAGGATAACAATGGCACTGAACGCTCCAAAGGTCGCAGACCTTTTTAGTGATGCTAGTCCAAAGGAAGCCGCAGAACGCTTTGAAGAATTCTCTAGTGAATTAACTAAGAGTCTTTCAAGAGCAACTACTGTTCCTGGACAAGCACCAGCCGCAGATCCACTATCAGCAATGGAAGCACTTGTTTCTAACAAGTCACTTTCTGCTGAAGCATCTGCTGGATTGAATTCAGCATTAGCCGCGCAACGCGTAGCAATGCAAGACATTCAAAAAGAAATCACACTTACTACTCCGCTTAGCACATCTTTTGCGGCATTTGACTTAGAAGCACCTGCTAAGTTACTAACACCTCGCCCAACTCCACTACGCAACAGAATCCCACGCAAAAAAGGCGTTGGTACTTCTCACCGTGTAAAGAGAATCTTGGGTTACACAGGTACTGGTACTGGTGGACAAGGAAACATTTGGCCTGGTATTACTGAAACCACCCAAAATAACTTTGCACCTGGTGCGGCCAACCCTCTATATCTAGAGCGCGGTCCTCAGATCTCCTACACAGCAGATGATCTGATCTTGCCTTACAACTCATACTCACTATCTGATCAGGTATCTTTTGATGCTAATTTCTCAGGTCTTGGATATGAAGATCTACGCCAGTTGTCATCAACTTCTACTCTATACGCAACAATGCTTATGGAAGAACGCATGATGCTTATGGCACGCGGAACAGCGTCAGGGTACTCAGGTACTATTGCCGCTCCTACATTTACTAAAGCATCTCCTGCGGCTGTTACTGGCCAAACAGGATTTGCGGCTGGTGACGCTGGTACTTATTACATTGCAGTTACATCTGATGCTGGTATTTCAGGTAACGGCTTTGGTGAGTCCATTATCAGCGCAGTAGTTTCAGAAGCAGTTGCATCAGGTGATGTTCTAACTGTTACTGTTTCTACCGCAGTAGTAGGCGCACTTGGTTACAACATTTATGTAGGTATTACCAATGATGCAAACGCATTGAGATACCAAGGAACTCTAAAAGGAACTGGAACATTTACAATCCAGGGAGTTGGAACAACTGGCCTAACTGGTAACAACGCGGCCTACTCCACTTCAGGCGCACTATCTTCACGCGCCGCAACAAATACCTCTGCATACGCAACAGGTTATGACGGAATCCTTCCAACAGTTCTAGGTCCAAACACAGGTTACAACAACGCAATCAACAGCACATTCTCAACCTCTAATCCAGGCGCTGAGTTCCAAACTGTTTTTGCTAACTTGTACCAAAATGTTAAGGCTGATCCTGACATGGTTCTTATGAACGGAAATGATCGTAAACAACTTTCTGATGCGATCAAGTCAGGCTCAACTGCTAACTACCGTTTGGTAATTAACCAACCAGGTGAGAGTGGAACTACATACGGTTCTATTGTTACTGGTTTGCAGAACGAAGTAACAGGAAAAGCAGTGGACATCATGGTTCACCCATGGTTGAACTCAGGCGTAGCCCCAGTTCTATCATTCACTTTGCCAATTCCTGATACACAAGTTTCTGATGTTTGGGCGAACTTCTTAGTACAGGATTACATGGGTATCCAATGGCCTGTAACTCAGTTCACTTATGACTTCTCAACTTACTTCCGTGGAACATTCTTCTGTACCGCTCCTGCATGGAACGGCGCAGTTTCAGGTATCGTTTCAGCGTAAGTTACAACTAAATAAAGAAAGGGTGTGTCCTCCGAAAAGGCGCACCCTTTCTCTTTAAAAGGAGGCAGGCATGTCTAGATTTGTAGCACCTGACAGGGGTGTAAAAGAAACTGTAATTGGTGGCAAAAGTTATTACACAGACCGCCAAGGAATTTATCATGTAGAAAACAAGGCGCATCAAAAAGCAATGAAGGCTGAAGGTTTTTTTGAGGCATCATTAAATCCAATTTCTGCTGAGGACCGCAAACGCGGATTTACTTGCGTAGAATGTGGCTTTGATGGTTGGTTTAGAAAATGTGGCCGTTGCGGACATGAAAGTTCTACGCCACAGCGAGATGGAGAATAACAAATGGCCGTAGGCATAACCCCCGATACCTTCAGAGAAAACGCATATATTTCTGTAACGGAATACAAGAACGCGCCTACATCTTTGCCTTTAAGCACCCTAGTTGTAAACGGTAATCAACAAGCACAAGATGCGGAATTAGCAAATGTAATTTTGCGTGCATCTTCATACATGAATGAATATTTAAATCAGAATTTAGTAGCAGATCAGTACACAGAAACACAAAGAATCAGATACTCAGCATCAAGCGGGTATTACGCATTGCACCCAAACAACTCACCAATTATTTCTTTATCTTCTTTTGAATATGGACAGAATCCCAATCAGTTATTTGCCATCTCAGATTGTTCTAAATGCTGGTTTGAGGGCCAACAAATCATTGTTCCTAGCCCGCTTATAGGCTTTAACATCAGTTCTCAAGGCCCATTGGCCTTTGGAGGGGTGTCACCTACGGGTTGGACCTTTACCAAGTACACCTATGTAGCAGGCTATGTAAACACCTTCCTAGCCTCAAATTCAGCCATTGGAGCAACCTCCATAGTGGTAGATAACCCAGTAGGCATTATCCCAGGACAAAAATACAGAATTATTGATACTTACAAGAATGAATGGGTCACAGTTAGCCCTAACTACACCTACGGAAACTCAACCGTGACTCTGACTAGCCCATTAGTTTTTGCACATGATGCTGATGCAGTGTTTAGCAATCTACCAAATGTTTTAAAAGAGGCTTGTGTATTAATTACATCTGCCTTTATCAAGATGCGTGGTACAGGATCTACAACTATGCAATATACAACTACTCCTGCTAGCAACACGCCTAACACAGAACGCTTTGGCAATGAGATTGCTTTGGCTTTGGATATGGTGAACAAGTACCGCAGGATTAGATAATGACTACTCTTACAGGTCGCAGTGCGGTCCGCGCTACATTGTCAGAATTTATAGCCAACCCACCTATTGAAAATGTAAATCAGGTATTTACTTCCTTTCCTAAGATTATTAACTATGAGGTAAATGCACAGGCTGGTCAGATGACCCGCAGTGCAGTAGTAGTTTTTATTGCTGATGAATATGAAAACCGTTTGGCTATTGGCGGCGCAACTAACGGTTGGAAGCGTATTGATTACACCGTAATTCTTCAGATCTTTTGCGTTTCATTTCATAGAGATAGCCTTTTGGTTATGTCTGATTTTGACAATGTTGTAGATAACATTAAAGAGCGCCTCAGATCAGATCATAACTTTGGCGATACTTCAGGCAATCTTGTATGGCAAGGCGCTGAACCAGTTATACAAGCCCGCTACGGTGAACCTAGCACTGAGAAAGATGGCCTTACGGAAATCTTTGCTGAGATACAATTCCCCGTAACACAGATGATCCAAGCATAAGGAGCATGATGAAATATAAGTACAATGGAACAGATGAACGCGTGTTCCCTAGTGTTGGGATCACTGTAAAACCTGGTGATGAATTTGAAGCACCTGAAGGATTTGTTGCAAAAGATGTAACGCCTGCTGGAGCAAAACCTGCGTTTACAAAAGAATCTGAAACAACAAAAGTGTCTGTAACAACAGACAAGAAATTAGGAGAGTAACCAAATGGCCGTGCAACAATCCGTTAGGTCGTACCTTGGTATTGCTAAAGAAGCAACCAAAGGTACTGCCGTAGCACCAACCGATTTTATCCCAGTATCTAAGGACTCATTAAAACCCGTAGATATTATTGACCCATTATTTGATCAAGGTTTGCGTGGATCAAATGTATTGAATTACAACTACATTCCAGGCCGTACCCGTTCAACAGTTGATTATGGTGGCGCAGTATTTGCTGACACCGTTGGATATGGAATTGCAGGATTACTTGGCTCAGTTGCAACATCAGGCGCATCTGCTCCATTTACCCACACAATTTCTTTATTCAACAGCCTTACTTCTAATGTTGATGTACAGCCAATCTCTTACACATTGACAGATTTCTACGCTGTTGATGTGCGCTCATATCCTGGTTGCCAATTCTCTGATTTCTCATTGAAATTTAACGCAGATGGCATGTTGGAATATGACAGCAAGGCAACAGGTTTTGCCTCTGAATTAGTTTCAGATCCATCACCTTCATTCTCAACAGTCCTACCTACTCCAGTATGGCGCGGTACTGTTTCAATTGGTGGCTCTGCGGTAAGCACTGCAATGTCAGGAAACATTGACATGAAGCGCCCTGTAACTCCAATTTACGGTATCTCAAATACCCAAGATCCATACCAGGTATTTCTTGGACCATTAGAGGTAACTGGCAAAGTTACATTTGTTATGGAAGATGACAGCCAATTACTCAACTTCTTAAACAACAGCCAACCTGCAATTGTCCTTAACTGGGCTTATGGTGCAGGCGCGTCAGCAGTACAAATCCAAGCAACAATTACTAAGGGTGCATACACAGCCGCAGTGATTGAGCGCGGAGAGGATTTTGTACAGGTAACTATTGATCTAAATGGTCAATCAAATACTACTGATGCTGGTTCTTCAGGCGGTTTCTCACCTATTAAATGGGTGTTGCAGAACGCTAAACCATCAGGCACATACGCATAAATAAATCCTAGAGTAAGCGGTGCGGTTGTAGGGCGATTGCCTTCCCGCTCTCCCGCCCGCTTACTCCTTCAAGTATGATTGTAGGAAGGCTATTTAACCAGGAGGCATAATGTCAGAGGCAAAGAAAATCACACTACCATCAGGCGCAACCGTAACTTTGCGTGATGGAAATACGATCCGATACAAGGACCGTAAAATGCTGTACAAAACAGTTGATCAAGAAACAGATAGCGAACTAGGCAAAGCACTAGCCATGACTGAAACATTAATTCAGATGCTAGTTGTTGAGTGGAGTTTTGATCTACCAATACCAATGATTAAGAAAGACAGTTTAGAAGAATTATCCATTGCTGATTTTGATGCTCTAGTTGAAAAGACAAAGGAAATTCAGAAAGCGCTATTCCCTAGCCTTTCAGATACTCCTGAGAATGAGGCAAACCCAAAAGCGATTATCGCCAACTCCAACGGTTAAAATGGCTGTTAGAGGGTGGCGAGCGCCATGAGGCGTTTGACTTTCCTGATGAACAATGGAACTACTATTTCATGGCAGACAAGTTTGGTTGGACACCTGAACAGGTAGATAACCTTCCTGCTGGAACGGTAGATTGGTTGTTAGCAATAGCAACAGTTGTTGAACAGGTGAAGGCTGAAAGGTTAAAGGATTAATGGCTGGTGGCGCTTTTGTATTTAAGAATCTTGATGAAGTCCTAAAAGATTTTAAAGTCACGGGCCAAGCAATTGAGCAAGGCGTTCAAATTGGAATCATGCGGGCTGGTCTAGCCGTAGAACGCCAGGCTAAATTAAATTTTCAAGGCACAAGATCTTATGAGAAAAAAGTAAGTAAAAAGACTGGCAATGCCTGGTTGAGAATTACACCACCCCGCCATGTTGGTGGCAGTGGACCAAATACAGTCACTGGTAATTTAAAAAGATCCATACATACAACTACCCGTACAGGATTTGGAACTTATATTGCAGAGATCAGCGCATCTATGGTTTATGCCCGCGCTGTTGAGCAAGGCTTACGGCAGAATCCAAGTGTAAAATATCCATACTTAGAACCTGCCGCTCTAATGTTAATTAGAAACGGTACAGTTCAGCGTGTATTTGTAACTGCTATTAAAGAGAAATTGAGGGGATAA